GTTCATAGGGAAGGTGAAAGGGAGGCAACATTACCGCCATATGAGAATACTGAGAGCAGACAGTACATGGGAGAAGCAGCACAAGAACTAGCAAAATGGTTAGCACAACGATCGAGTTGCACCAATTTGCACTTGAGTTTGCAGAACATGTATGTCGAAACAATTCCCACTAGAGTGGTGGGAAGGGAGGCAACATTACCGCCAGCAGTAGGAAGGGAAGCAAAAACATCTGGGTCCGAACTAGGTAGCAAACTGTCAGCAAGGGAAATAACTCCCGACGGAATTCCAATATTTAGGGATTTCGCTGAAGTAGTACCGATGTTCAACCCAGAACAATTAGCCCAACGTGCCAAGGAACGTGCCAGAATCTATTGGGGTAGACTGGAGAAATTGACACCGAAAGAAAAATGTAGTCCATACACACGGAATGAGTTATTCACAAACTATTATGGAACTACACGCACTACCAAGACCACTCAATTGGTAGAGACTGAGTATATGACACCATTCATGAAACTCAGGATGGAAAATATGCAATATTTGAGTTTTAATATAGAAGAATGTCCAAAAATTATGAAACAATCGTACAAAGCAAGACGATGGTTGGACAATTTTTTGTATTTTAATCAACAATTTGTTGCAGATGTTCTTGCGAACGTTCATAACCGCGACTTACCTAAAGGATATTATAAGGTAGGTGGGTTTATGATCGTTAAAATTCATGAACGTTGTGCCTTGGGTCACAACACCACATATTCCTGGGTGCCTGCACCAAGATTAGTGGGAATTGAAACGAACCCAGGAGAGAGTACTATTGGAGTAGGAAATTTCCCACCCGCACCAAGGTTGGTAGGTGTTGAAACAAATCCGGGTGAAACAACAGACAAAGACTCAAAAACGGAGCTGAAGGAAGTGACGAAAGAAAAACAGCCCCGACTCCAATCAATGGAAGACTACACAACATCCATGTCAACCAGTGAAAATAATCGACGACAAAATAACAATAATTTCATAGACAAGCGAACACATGATTCAAAACCACGTCGTGAAAGAGACAAATTCGCACCGCGAGAACGCAAATATGTACCAAGGAATTCTGGTTCAAAACAGGATCCTAAACAAAAGAAAATAATTGTAGCAAAGAATAAAGTTTGCGCTCAAAGTGAATTGGTCAAATCCATGAGAGATGGCATTGCAAAAGGCATGGGTGCTTTGGATGCTGCTAAAGAAATGAAGCAAGAGGTCGAAGAAATTGTTGAAGAAGCAATAGAATCAGCAGAGGCTGTTGTCGAACAATTGAGTGAGGAAGTTGATTCCAC